TCAAACATATATCTACGATAAAAGCAATTAAAGCAGCTAAACAAGCATATTGAAAGCTACCTGAATAAATTAACGTTGTCCAAAATGACCAACACTTCCAACATCCCAACGATGAATGTATGTAATTGGATAAGTGAGTAACTTTAATTTGATTAAATATATAATCAAAAAGCAGTTGCAAGGGTTCGAAGTTAACAAACCACCAAGCAACTGCCACAATCAATATTAAATTCATAGTCTAATTTTCGACTAAGTTATGCAATTTTCTTTTATAGTTTAACAAACGACCTAAACCACGTGAGCAAGTGTCTAATCTATAAACGTATTTTTCGCTTAATTCGTGTAATAAACCTTTTTTGCAAGTCATAATAAAATCAGAATGTAATCTCATTCGTGTTTGCATACCTTCAATCATATCGTTAACCTCATCAATACGTTCTTTTATTAGTTCTGGGTCTAATTCTTCACCCGTTCCCGTACACGACATACATTCGTAATCAACAACATCTTGTAAATAAGGAATATGTGTATCGTTGTGGTCTATTGTTATTTTACCCCAACCTAAACACTCACTGCATTCTCTTGTTAAATCTTTCATAATCTTAAATTTTAATTATTAATTGTCTACAAATATACTTATTAATATAATAATACAAACAAAAAAGCGGAATTTTTTACGTTCCGCCTTGAAAAGACCTGCTACAGTGTGGGCGACCGTGTTTCACAATCCATTAACCAGAGCAGGTTTATTTACTAAAAAACTCACCCAGCTTTTCAATTGACCTACTGGATAAAGTTTTACCACTCATAAACTGAAACAAGTTAGGTTGTCTTATACCTACTAACTTAGAAAAAGCGTTTAGACTTAATTCGTGTTTTTGTAGGTAGTTCTTGACCATCACTCTTGTAATTTCATTTACATTACTTAAAACTTTTGATTCTTGCTTCATATACCATTTAAAAAGTCATCGAACTCTTTACCATATTGCGGTCTACCTTGTGGCTTCGCTTGTTCCTGAACGGGTTTAAAACTTAGGCTTTGGAACTTTCCGTTTTTACCTTCCTTAATCCAACTGCTAACATAATACTCTACTCCGTTAATTGTAGCTTTTCCTTGATAGTGTGGATGCGTTTCCTTTTCTCTTTTGTCGTTAGTGAATAACGCTCCTGAATTGTCTCTTTTTTCCATTTTATTTTAATTCTAATTTATAATACTCCAATGTTATATCTGCTATTCTTTCCGCATCTTTACGAATTCGTAATTGTCTAAGCTCATTTTCAAATGGCGTGTGCCATCTTTCATCTGAAACAGCATCGTAATTTAAATACGTAATAATTGCTTCAATAACTCTTCTTCTTCTTTCGTCGTAGTCCATAGGCACTACCATAACTTTTGCTAAGTTTTCCATTTTTACTTTGTATTTAAAGTTATTGTAACTTGATTATTATAATCTACCCAAATATTTTCATTTCTAAATGTAAAATTTTCATTTAAAAAGTTAACTAATTCTGTAAAAGATTGATATACTTTTACTTCTCTAACTTCGCATTTAGAACCTACATGAACCATGTAGCCATTTTCAACTTGTCGTATTTCTACAACTTCACTTTCTTTTTGTTTCATTTTACTTTGTTTTAATATATAATCGTTTAAATCTTTCAACCGAACAACAAAACTCTGTTATAGGGTTTGTTTCGTGTTGTCTAATTGTTTCGTACCAAAGTTTATCTTTTTTAAAGTCTTTGATTTGTACTATTTGTTCTCATGTCGTGTTTTTGTAGTAACCCATTACTTTTAATTCTTCATTCATTTTCATTGAAATTTTAATAGTTTATAATTCATTCTTAATTTATCCTTCCATTCATTACATTCGTTTTTATAAGCCTCACAAATCGCTCTAAATTTTCCGTATGTAGTGTATTTTGAATAAATTATTTTTTCGGCTTTTAATTCACCTATTCCTTTAATACCTTTAATATTATCTGAAGCATCTCCAACTAAAAATAACTTACAAAGTAAATTTTCACAATCTGTTTTTGTCATATATTTAAATCCTTTGCGTATTTTATATTTAGTTCCTTGTTCATCGTATTTTTTTAATTGGTAATAATCAAAATGTAAACCTTCAATTTGTTTTAAATCTTTATCTATTGAGCAAATAATATAATCTTTTACGTCCATTAATTGAGTATTGTAATAAATTAAATCATCAGCTTCATATTCATCGTGTGCAAATGAATTTTCTAAATACTCCAATAAGTAATTGCGTAATTCATTAACCCATTTGTTAGGCTTTTTTCTATTTGCTTTATATTCCTGATAAATCTTTTTCCTAAAATTGTTTTTACACTTTGTAAAGAAATACATTGTTTTTTCTATTTGAAATTGCTGTTCAATATCATTTAAAATATCAAAACTTATTTTCTCAAATCTATCATAAGCACGTTGTAAAATTTCCATTTCTATTTCAAAACGTAATAATCCTTTACAATACATTTCTTTTATTTCAGTAAAAGTAATAACCTTATATACTGATTGATATATAAGGCTATCTGCATCAAATAAAATTACTTTTTTCATACTAATAAAAGTGCTTTTTCTTGTAATTCGTTTAATTCAAACCTTGCTTTTAGTTCTTCTATTGAGTAAGTTCCTTTTTGAATTGCTACAATAGCTTTTTGAAAATGCTCTGAAGATATTGGTTTCTTTTCGTTTTTTTCAGGGTTGTTATGCTTTTCTAATTCTTTTTTAATTGAAATGCTATCCTTGTTAATTTGTTCTCCAGCTGCATCAACGTCTTTATCGGTTACAATACCTAAAATCGAAGATAGTGCGTAACGTCTTAAATAAGTAATTGCAGAACCTAAAACTTGAAAATCATTCATTCCTTTTAATTGAACTCCTTGTGGAATATCCGTTTTACTTTCTATGTTTTCTCCGCTTTCACAATGGAATAAACAAGTTACTATTGTTTGCCCATTAATTAATTGGGTGAAGCCTAATCCGTGTTTTTGTAACAATGGATTAATCACTTCAAAGATTTTAGGAAGGTCTGCATACGAATATCCGTAGCCTTGCGTTCCTTTGTGAATTACTGGCACTTCTTGCTGAAATGCTGCTAAACTTTTAAATAGGTTTTTCATAATATAAATTTTAATTGTTTGACAAATATAACTATTCTTTTTAATATAATACTAAAGAATAAAAAAATATTAAAAAAATTTCTTTAATGGTAGTAAAATACCTCTACTCGTGTTGGAATCACCGCCTAAAATATCCCTACTCGTTCCTAAATATTCTTTACAAATGGCTTTTAGCTTTTCAGATTCTATCATTATAAAATGATGTTCACTTAACCAATAACAATAATAGTCTGCTTCGCTTGTGGCTATTCCTGATAACTTATCTCTACTTGCATACTCAACAAATATATTACCTGTTTCTAAGCATTTAAAGTCGCGTTTAACTTCTATCTTCTTACCCAGTAATTCATATAGTTTAGTTTCGTAGTTTAAACCTATTTCTAAGTCATATTTGAAATCACTGTTATGTTTCATAATTGTTTAATCTTTTCTTTATAAGTGTTAATTATTTCTTTTAACTCGTCCTTTGTGAACTTCCGTGTTTCCTTACTTTCAGCTTCTAATATGTTAAATCTTTCAATGCCTATCTTTGAAATAAGTCGCGTTCTATACTCAAGAAGATTGCCAGATAAAAACTGATTACACGTAATGCAAGAACTATGTACGTTATCTTCATTAAATCGAACGTTGTAATGGTTGTTAGCATTCCAAAAATGCGAAGCGTTTACACGTCCTGTAATTGGTTTAGCGCAGCTTATACAAGGTAACCCCTTATCTCGTAGGTTTATCCATTTGTTAAAGACTTGTTGGGTTAATTTAAGGTAATCACTCAATGTCATTAAATCTTGCTTCGCTTTTGCTTTCGTCTTTTTCCATTGTTTCGCCTTTTCAGATTCTACCCAAACACGGACGCATTCATCTTTTAAACAGTATTTCATATTGAAACGGATAGGCTCAAATTTTTCGGAACAATTTTTACAACGTGGCATCTTTCATTTTTAATTGTAATTCTAAATCTTTATTGTTAAACTTTTCTTCCTGAAGCAGCTTTTCAAGTCTGAAATTTTGTTGTAATGCTGTTCTAAGTTCCTTTTCCATTGCATCGTAACTTATTTTCACTTCTTGTAAGTCTGCTAAACTACGTTCCATTGAATTAATTAAATCAGTTCTATTTGAAGCACGTTCTTTTATTTCTTCCAAACTAATTTTAATCTTTAAATAGGTAGTGTCTAATAACACTTTGCCTTTTATAATAGTTAATTCGTCCATTTATTCGTGTTTTTGCTTGTTATAATAATCAAAAAGGAACATCTTTATTATTCATCTTTTCGCTAAACGAAAGTAATTCTTTTCCGTTAACTAAATCGGGTTCAATTAAAGGTAGTTGTTTAGCTGGAAAACTATTTGAAACGGTTACAGATTGTAACGGGTTGACTGAATTAATTTTAAAGCCTAATCCGTTATTAAATTCACACAACACTGGTTCATCTAATCTCGTATGCATTCCGCCCGTGTCCATATCCTTAATTTTTTCCACGTTAACCATAGTGTAATATTTCATTGTTTCGTGTTTTATTAGCCTATGAATTACAAACATATCGTCACATCTATTTAAAAATGCCTTACCGCCTTCAATGTGGTCTTTTAATGGTGGTTTAAGATGTCCTTTCCACATATGCCCGTCGTTGTATAAATTACCGCTCCTACCACTTTCGCTATTTGGGTGCGTGTTTATGTAAATTGTCATTCCTGATTCATTAACAAATTGACGTGCCTGATTCAAAAATTGATAATTACCTTCAAATGTCATTGGTCGGTCAAGACCTGTAAAAGGGTCAATTAATCCAGCATCGCATTCGCTTTCTTTAAATAGCTTTAAAATATCCGCAGGTGTATAAAGTTTATCGTTTGGTATAAAATCAAAATATTGTTCTAAGTAGGTTGCAGTGCTTAATATCTTTGAATCTTCTATTTCAATGAACTTTTGACCTAAGTACATTTGTATCATATCCCTTAAGATTTGACCTTTCTGATTCTCTCCGCTCCATATACAAAAACGCAGTTCGTGTTTTACTGCCAATGTTAGAAAGTACCAATTTATCCAGTAAGTCTTACCAACGTTATCGTGTCCAAGAATAATGTTCAGTTGTTTACGTTTAAACCGAAGGTGGTTATCTAAGTCGCAGTTAATTCCGTAACCCTTTTTAATCTTTCCGTGTTTATAATCAAGTAAGTATTGCGTAGCGTTACCTTTCATAATCCAAGTTGTTTGTTAACGTATTCTACTAAATGGTCGGTTTCTTGTTTCTGATATTGTTTAGGGTTTCTATTATACCAAGTTCTTAACCTTTGAGAAATACCGAATGTTTTTTCTTTTTCAAATCTAAGTTTTTTATCATTCTCTCCGTGTTCAGTCCAATAGAAATAAAAGTCGTTTAGTAATTCCCTACCATACTCGTCTAAAAAAGGTTTAAGAGCGTCAGCAAATTTTAATTTGCGTTCTTCTATATTATTCTTATTATCATTCTTATTATCATTATCATTATTATTATCGGCTTTTTTGGGTTTTTCAAAAACCACTTGGGTTTCTTGGGTTTCAGTGGGTTTCTTTGGTCTACCACCTTTAGCACCATTATTCCTATTACGTTCACAAGTATTATTATACTTTTCTAAATCACGTTCAAATTGATTCTTAAACGGAATAAAAGCCATACGCATCGCAAAATCTAACTCAGGTTCTTTTCCTAAATTATAATCTCTAATCGCTTTAAATAAAATTCCTGCTTGTTCGTTTGTTAGTTCATCCAATACTGATAAACTATCTAAATGTAAAATAAATCCTGTTTTCATTTGTTGTTGTATAAATAAAAAAACCCCTTGAAAT